ATACCATGTGGTAGCCTCTCGCGGTCCGGCTCCGGTCTCCGGAGCGCTCGGCGGACCTCCGGCCGCGGACCCGGAGGCGGAGAGGCCGAGGGTCATCGTGCCGTTCGAGACCTCGACGAGCCGCCCCGCGTAGCCGGCGATCCGGTATTCATTCGCGTCGAACGCGGCCTCGGCGAGCACGACGGCGAGAGCGGCTCGCTCGCGCCTCGCGGCCTCGCCGAGTACGCCAGTCGGCTCGACGGACGGGATCTCGACCTCTGCTCTCGTCGCGCTCCGCGCCTCGCCTTCGTCGAGGACGGAGAGCGCGGCGAGGACTCGCAGCGAGACGTCGGCGAGTAGCCCGTCGGAGGTCGAGAGGTATCCGTACTGCTCGGCCGAGTAGGTCGAGGCGAACTCCGTCGCGAGATCCCTCGACTCGATACCGGAGAAGGTATGCGCAGCCTGTGCGCCTATCTCCGCGGCTCTCTCGTAGAGCGGACGGGTAGAGGCTACCCATCGGACCAGCAGCCCGTCGAGAGCCTGCGACAGCTTCCGTCGAGCCCTCGCGATCCGTTCCTCTCGGTCGGAGACGGAGCGAGCGGCGAACGAGACCGCGTCGACGACCTCCGCGCGAGCCTCGCGCCAGTGTTCGGTAACATCGCCGATGTAGAGCGAGACGCTCGATCCGAGTTCCTCCAGATCGAGCGTCCGGAGTCCGTCGAACAGACTCCCACGCAGCCACTCCGATGGGAGAGCCTTCGCTCGACCGTTCGCGAGGTCGCGCTCTCGCCGACTCGGAGAGAGAGCCGCGAGGGACGGACGGTGCGCGCAGTCTCGGAAGGTGAGCGCAGACGCGCCGACGAAGTCGATCCACGGAGTCGCTCGGTCCGCGGAGAGCCGCTCGATCTCCGCCTCGACGACGTCTTTCATTCCTCGCTCTCCGAGCGTTCCGACCGTGTACCACTTGATCTGAGCGATAACGCCGGCGAGGCGGTGATCTTTGTAGTGGCGAGCCGACCACGCCTCGCGGAGCCGCACGGCTTCCTCTTCAGTCTCGGTCTCGACGACTCCGCCTCGGAGGACGACCGGCCGGAGCCGCCTGTATTGCTTGTTTCCGAGGATATTCCCGCCGCGACCCCATATCTCCGGGTACTCCGTCCGGAGCCGCTCGGCGTAGTCCGGATCGAAGACGGCATAGCCGGAGTTCCGCAGCGAGACCTTCGAGTCGTCGCCGGCCTTCGGAAAGTTCGTGGGGTCGACGTCGCCGACCGCTCGCTCGACCGCTTCGACGAGCGATCGATCGTCTTCGAGCCGGTCGATCGTCGGAGGGTCCTCGCCGAACCGGCGATAGAGCCGCTGCACGAGCCGGTAGACCTCGCGCTGCTCGTCGAGAGAGACTCCGCGGAGGCTCTCGTGCTTTCCGTCGTCGCGGAGCGCTCCGACGACCGCTGCGACTCCGAAGAACACGATCGAGAGTTCGCCGTCGACGAGCCTCGCGATCGGGAACTTGTACCCGGAGGCCGACTCGCTCCGAGACGGATCGCGCCAGAGGTGAGCGCGAGCGTACCGGGTCCAGTCCGGAGGGTCGCCGAGGACCTTCTCGCCTTCGCCGGCCTCCCAGCCACACGACTCCGTCGAGGACGCGAGAGGAAGTCGAGCCAGATCGACGGTCGCTCGCTCGGAGATCGCGCCGGACTCCGCCTCGGACTTCTCGTCGTCGGTAGCGAGCGGGTGCCCGTCCGGCAGTAGGTCCGTGTCGTGCTTCCCTCGCCGATACCGGCCGTTCCGGAGAGCGTAGAGGAACGAGTCGACCCGGCCGAGTCCCCACTGCTGAGCGCTCGTCACGCTCGGACGAACGCTCTCCGGGTTCGAGAAGTAGGCACCGACTCCGCGATCGTAGACCTCCGCGAGTACGCTCGGCGAGGTCCGCTTCGAGGCGGCGTCGCCCACTTCGTCGTTGTGTTCGCGAGCCTTCCTCCGGAGGATCTTCCGAACCTCCGCGGAGACGTCGTCGATCTTCGCTCGGAGCGGAGAGCCGTCCTCGGACTCTACCTCGCCGGGTGCGACGTCCTCCGGATCTGGCTCCGCTGCCTCCGCGTCCTCGACTCCCTCGGCCGCTGGGTCCGGCTCCGGCTCCGGCTCCGGCTCCGGCTCCGGCTCTCCGAACCCGTCCTCGCCGAGTCCGGGTCCGCCCATCGGCCCACCGTCCGGCTCCGAGTCGTCCTCGATCGGTACGAGAGTCGAGAGCGGTACGGGTCCGGCTCCGGTCGCGACGGTCGGCACATCGCCACCGGCGATCGGCAGCAGGCCGAGTTCGGATCGCGCTTCGTTGCGGGTCATCACGCCGGCGTCGATCAGGCGAGCGTGCCGCTCCGCGAGGACCTTCGCCTGCTCCGGAGAGACCCTCGCCTCGCGGTCGAACGAGAAGCGAACGAGACCGGCGAGGGACTCGTCTCCGACGACGAGAGGAAGCAGGCGTGAGTTCACCTTCGCAGCGAGAAGTTCGAGGATCGGCGTAACGAGGTGGGAGGACGCGACGTCGATCTGGACCTCGGCGGTCGCTCGGTTTACGCCGTCCGTCGCGCCCATCTCGACCGGGAGGACTCCGAAGACCCGCCAGCAGGTCCGGCGGATCTGGTCGACGACCTCGACCATCGAGAGGTCCTTCGGGGTATGCCGGAGTTCAACCCACCGAGCGCCGATCCCGGACGGGTCCGGAGTCGTAAGCACGCGGACCTTGTGATCTTGTCCGCGGAGCCGCTGGAGGTCGGCCGTCGCCTCTCTCGCGGCCTGTCCCGCGAGTCCCGCGAGGACGAGGATACCCGGAGGGATCTCGTCCGCGTCGAGCGCGAGCATCGTATGCTCGGACGACCGGAGAAGCGAGATAACCTCGGTGATCAACGCTTCGATCAGCGGGTTCCCTACCGGAGCCGTGGTCGTCGGGAACAGGCGGAGGTACAGGAGATCGTCCGGCTCGAACTTGACGGACGAGAGGACCGGATCGGGTTCGCGACCGTCTCCGATCTGGTAGCCCGTACCGCTCGCGCTATTGTAGGTCGACTGCTCGTAGTAGAGAAGACGGCCGTGGTCGTTGATCCGAGGGTCGATCGAGGACCCTCGAAGCGGGTTGATCTCGGCGAGTCGGCCGAGCGGGTCTCGGACGAGTTCGATCGCGCCGGCATCGTAGACGAGAAGATCGGTCAGAACGGCGGTCCAGACCTCCTGCCATGTCGCTCCGTCTTTCGAGGGAGCGGCGAGGAACCGTCGAGCGCTCTCCGCGGCCTCCGCGGCTTCCTCGTAGCGGTCGGAGGACGGGTCGACCGCAGGCTCGACGAGCCAGTCGAATGTAGCGACCCGGCGCACGATCGAGTCGATCGCGGCTCGGACGTCCGGCGTCCGTCGATAGACCTCCCACAGTTCGTCGTTCGTAAGGAACCGATCGGGGGTCGCGTAGTATTGCCGAGCGCCCGGAGTCGTCGTCGTCGGCTGGTACGGGCCCACAAACAGGCCTTTCCTACGACGAGTCGCCGGCCGGAGCCACGCGCCTCCGGACGTCGCGACCTTCTCCGGTTCCGCGCTTCGAGAGACGATCGCGGTCTGTGTTCCGAGGATCTTCATCGTACCTCCGTCGCCTCGAACCGTAGCACGACGGCCAGAGATCGGGTCTCCGGGATCAATCCCTCGAAGGGAGAAGCGACCGGAGCCGTCCGAGAGTCTCGCGAGCGGACGGTCGAGCCTCGCCGAACGGAAGACCGACGAGAGCCGCCACACAGCGTGCGACGAACTTCGCGGAGCGGTCGTCGGCCTCTCGCGCTCCGGCCGAGTACGCCTCCGAGACCGCTCGCTCGACCTGCTCTCGCTGGTAGGTCGAGAGTCCGGAGAGGACCTCGGCGACCTCTCGATCGGCCGAGAGCGAGGCGAGACCTCGTCGGTAAGCTACCGAGCGACGATCAAGCATCAGATCCTCCGACGAGCGAGAGACGATCGATCCGCTCGACCGCTTCCTCGACCGAGACGAGCCGGAGCCATCCGGAGCGGTCCGCGGCGAACTCCGCCCACTCCGGGTCGTGCGCGCAGGACGGAGGGGTGGGCTCACCTTCGAGGATGACTCCGCATCCGAGGTCGGTGTCGACGACGAACGCCTCGCGGTCGAGAGTTCGGCGGAGGTCGATCCATCCCTTCCAAACGTCGCCGCACCAGACGCCGGAGCACATCGCTCGACCTCCGGCTCGCTCGCTCGGAGGGTCGCAGTCGTGGACGACTACCGCTCCGCCGGCGGAGAGGTAGCGGAGCGAGTTCCGGACGTCCCTCGCGACTTGATCTCGGTGGTGGAGTCCGTCGACGAATACGAGGTCGAACCGCTCCGCCGAGTCGCTCTCGTCGAGGCTCGCGAAGTAGGCGTCGGAGGTCGTGTGGATCGTCGCCGCGGAGCGCGGATCGGGGTCGACTCCGACTCGACGGTCGACCTCGACTCGCTCGAAGGCGTGTCCTGCTTGCACCCCGATCTCCAGATAGGAGCGAGCGCCGATCCGAACGGCGATCCGGTTTATCAAGTCCCAGCGGTTCATCGGGTTCCTCCGGTTCGAGGTCGAGGTCGACGAGAGAGGGTAACGACCTCGCGCTGTTGCGCGGAGAAGTGCGTGCGTGCGCCTCTCGCTCGACGGGTAACGTCGACTGCCTTCCAGCCGAGACGAACGAGCGGACCGATCGCCTCGGCCTCCGAGATCGCGACGAGCGCTCCGGCCGCGGCCCAGCGTAGCGCGAGGCGGACGACCTCTCGCCGGCCGAACTCGAACCCGTACCCGGAGGTGTTGAGGTACGGAGGATCGAGGAAGACGACCGTGCGCGAGTCGAGGTCCGGGTCGCCGGAGGGAAGTACCGACCGAGCGTCCGAGCGGACCTCGACCGACGGCCACTCGATATCGAGCATCCGTTCGAGCCCTCTCGCTCCGCGGATCTGTTGGCCGAACTCCGGCCCACCGAACGTCGACCCACCGGCTCCGGTATTCGCGAACCGACCCTCGGCCTCCGACCACGAGACGTTTAGGAGCGTATTGGAGGCGAAGATCGTCACCCACCGCGCTACCTCCGCCGGAGTCGTCTCGACGATAGGTCCGGCGGTCCGTAGCCGCTCCCACAGCAGCAGCGGGTCCTCCGTCGAGGTCCACTCTCGGATCTTCTCGACCGCGCCGGAGAGGACCTCTCGCCGAGGGTAGGCTCGGAGGACGGCTCTCACCGCAGGGTCCGCCTCCGCCCATAGGTAGCCGTCCGCTCCGAGTCCGGGTTCGAGGCCGAGGACTTCGAGGATCGCGTCGGCATACTTCGCCTTCGATCCGGGTCGACCGACCGGACCGCGAGCGCGACCGCCAGCGGCGAGCCGGATCGAGACGTTCGCCAGTCCGGCGCACGGCTCGACGAATAGCGCAGGACGGCTCACCAGATCAGTCCTCCGCCGAGGGAGCGCTCGAAGCCGGCGACGGACGACGGACCGACTCGCGGACGATCTTCGGAGCGACGAACGGCCATAGGATCTTGTGGTGGATCCGGGCGTGTGGACTCCGAGGGTCGGCGAGTTCGCCGATCCGTACTCCGGACGGGCAATAGAGGACCGAGAACGCCGACTTCACATAGGTCCCGGAGTCGAGGTAGAGGTCGGTCATCCCTCCGGCGTTCGACTGGGTAGCTTTCTGGTTGAGCTGTGCCTGCATCACGGTAAGGAATAGCGATCCGCGCCTCGCCTCGGAGGTATAGGTATTCACGTCCTCGTTTACCCGTCCGCGGAACTTGAACGGCCGATCGACGGAGCAGATAAACGAGTTCATCGCCTTCCTCGTCATTCGGATCGTCTTCGGTTCGCCTCCGATATGGTCGCCTCCCTGCGAGATCGCGAGGGTTAGCGCCGGCGTCGCTTCGTAGAACTCGACGAGCGCCGAGAGAAGGTCGTCCATCGTCGACTTTACCCGGTTCGACCCGTAGCGACCGCGCGAGTCGAACCGAATGTAGAACCCGCTGTAGTCGTCGTCGAACTGGACGAAGTAGCGGACGCCGACCCGCTCCGCGAGTTCCCAGCAAGCGTTCCGGGCGTAGACGATCGCGCGACGGTCGCCGGCGTTCTGCCCTTCGTCGAAGGTCGCCGCGATCTCGGCCTTCGAGAACTGGAGGACCCGGTCACCGAACCGCTCGCGGTACTCGTCCGCGGTCTCGTCCTCGTCGTCGATCACGAGGTAGAGTCGGCCGGTATATCCGGCCTTCTGTAGCGTCTCGAAGGTATAGACCCGGTCCGGACGGCCGTGGGTAAGGATAAACACGCAGAAGTCGCTACGCATCGGCGCTCTCGTCGCCGTCCGGCGTCTGCTGCTCGATATCCGCGAGCCGAGCGAGCCGCTCCGTGAGTCGGACGAAGCCGTGCTCGATCGCGGCCTCGAAGTCGACGATGACGAGCCCGGACCGCTCCATCAGCCGTTGTACCTCCGGCGAGGCGTGGGCGTAGAACTCGGCGATCCGTCCGAAGTGGAACGCGGTATGCCTCTCCGCGGCGAACCGGAGGAACTCGGCGACGTCCTCCGGGATATCCGAGCGCTCGATCTCCGCGACGAGATCCGTCGTCTTCGTGTAGTCGAACAGCGACGAGATCGGCGGAGGTTCCTCGGAGGTCGGCTCGTAGACCGGAGACTGGATCTTGTGGGTGTAGGTGTCGTCGACTCCGTCTCCCTCTCCCTCTCCGTCTCCCTCTCCGTCTCCGTCTCCGGAGAGCGCCGAGAGGCTCTCCATCGTCTTCTCGTCGAGGCCGGAGAGCGCGACGAGGTCGAACTCGGACTCGAACTCGCGAGCGAGCGAGTCGAGGTCGGAGACATACTCGGCGAGCGCTTCGAGGTCCCACTCGCCGTCGGAGGTATTGTCGCGGATCGCGATCGTTCGAGCGGTCGGCTCGTCGCCGTCGAACTCGACGACCGGAACCGGGCCGACCTCGTCGCCCTCGGAGCGCATCTCTCGCAGCGCTCGCAGGCGCTGGTTGCCTCCGATGACGAGAGGTCGTCCGTCGAGGTCCCTCCATATCAGCAGCGGCTTGAACAGGCCGAGAGAGCGCACGCTCGCCTTTAGCGAGGCGAGCCGCTCCGGCGAGATCGTCCGAGGGTTCCGCTCGAACGAGACGAGCGAGTCGAGGTCGAGGTGTTCGATCCGGAGATCGGTCATGGCAGAGCCTCCGTCGGAGACTCCGTAGCATCGAGAGGCCGGATCGCTATGCTCCGGCCTCGACTACCGGCCGAGAGCGAGCGGAGAGGGTGCCCG